CCACCAGGGTCACCACCACGACCTCCGCCATTACCTTGTTTCAAATTTGAACCTCCACCAATGGCTTGTATTTGGCTAGCATTTCCTTGATTACCAACAGCTGTATGACTTACCTGTGCACCACCTGCACCAATTACTATTGGATATGTTCCTACTGAAGAAAGAGTTAAGGTGTCTATAACATACGCACCTGCACCGCCACCGCCTGCTGAATTAGGGTCACCATTACCACCACCAGCACTACCTCCACCTGCAACAAGAAGTATTTGAGTAGCACCATCTGAACCTAAACTAGATACAACAAAGTTACCTGAAGCTGTAAATACATGTGCTTTGTAATTAACACCACCTTCGGTGTATGTGTTTATAGCATTACCACCTGTGGCTTCTATAAAACTTTTACCTGATTGAAATCCAAATCTTGCTGCACCTAACGGCATATGAACTCCTAACTATTTTTAAAATCTAATAATGCGTTTATTAATGGTGTTCCTGCATCAAAAAATAAAAATGTAACTAAATCCACAGAGTTAGCAGCAGTAGTCAATGTTATACCTGCATTACCTGGTGTAAGACCTGTTACATGTGAACCACCATTTACTGTAATTTCATCAATGTCTAATGTTCTTGAACCTGTGCCATCTTGTGTAATTTTTAGTGTAAAAGTTGAAGTTCCATTTGTTGGAACATTTGTAAAATCTATGCCACCTGATACATTACCAGTTAAAGTTACTGAACCTGTATTTCCATTGGCTAAATCAATAGCTAAATCTGTTCCGTAAGAAATAGCTACATCTGTTTCTGCATAGTCTTTAAGCACAACGGCACTTACTTCTTGGTCACCAACATTTACTGCACCTGTTAATGTTCCACCTGATAAAGCTAATTTAGTGTCAGCATATGCTTTGACTGATTGTTGTGAAGGTAATTTAGTTGCAGAGTTAGATGTCATATCATCTTCATCAACAGTATCTGCAATCATTGCATAATCTACTGCACCTGCAGCTATTGTTGTAGCTACAGCTGATGTTGCATTTGTAAGTGTACCTGTAACATCTCCTGTTAAAGCTACGTCATTAATTCTATCGTGTAAGTCTTCAAACATTTCACCAACTACAGCCATACGTACTGTTGCACCATCATCATGTGTAGGGTTTGGTGAATGTCTACCTTCTACATCTCTAGTTACTGTTTGCATATTAGTACCAGATGATGCAGTAACTAATACAACTTCTCTTTTTGTAGTGCTATCAGGATTGATAACTAAATAAAAAGGAGCATTTATATTATTGCTACCATCAGCAGTAGGAGCTGCTGATAAATCTAATTGTGTGTCTGATGCACCTACGGCACCATCTAATGTTGTTTCGAAAAAGTTACTAAAGTTTGCTAACGTATTTGTCATTTAATCTCCATTATGCTTGTGTTCCAGATACTACAATTGTGTTATTACCAAATGCAGACTGACCCATCATAGCAAGTCCTATTGTAGCAGAATATACTGTTTCTGCTAGTAAATCTAAATCTTCATCTATAGGTAAATTACCAATAGTATCAATACCTAGACTACCACCTTCTTTCATCATTATTAGTATTGACATAATTTATATCCTAACATATTTTTTTTATCCACCAAATCTTACTTTACCTAATACTTCTACACCTATTAAATGAACACTTGATGGTTCAATAACTGTTGTCTGTCTAGTACCACGTACAGTTAATACTGCTATTTGTGTTACAGAACCAAGTTCAGTATTAGATATAATAGGATAACTTATAGATTCTACAACACCTTTAATTACTTCATTAGGGTCAAATATTTCTAATGTAACAGCATCACCTTCTAATAATCTAAGTTCATTGTATAAAGCATCACCAAGTTCTTTTACTCTAATAGGCGTTCTACCAGGTCTTTCTACTCTATCACTAATGTTTATAGGTATTTGTGCAACTACAAGTTCTGGTCTAGCTAATGCTCTAAATTGTAATGATTTAACTTTAGGTGTATCTACACCATCAGAATTTAAAATTAATTTTCCTATAATATAACGTGCAATAGGTTTAATTTGCATTTCAGTATCACCTGTACCAGATACTTGATTAACAGCTCTTTCATAATTTGTACTATCTGGATTATCTAAGTCTTCAAAATTATTACTAAATAACAATTCTACTGATGTATTATCAGGCAATTCTTTTGTAGATATTTCTGCACCAACAAATTGTTTTGACTCAGCAGTAAAAAAATCTGCTGCAGATGTTATAAGATAACCTGTCTTTTCATATGTAGATGTTTCTATATATACATCAGAACCTGCTACACATATAACAAATTTACCATTACTTTGTACTATTCCTTGAACAAAACCATTACCAACTGTTTGTAAATCTCTAGCTAAACCACCAGTAGGTAAATAATATCGCCACAAATTTGTTTCATTATTTGCTTCTTTTATTCCTATATAGACACTATCTCTTGAAACAAACATTGCTTTAGGTGTAGTATCTACAGCTGTTACCCATTCTTTTATTAATTGTCTATTAGCTAATACATATAAATTATCTGCAGCAACTAATTCTAATCTATATAAACGTCCTACATTTCTAGATACTTCTTTAGTTCCTATAAATATTATTCCTTCTGCTGCAGCTATAGAATGTACTTCTTCATAAGGTATTTTTGTTTGTCCTTGATTAACAAATACATTAGAACTCAACTTAAAAGAATATACAGTACCATCTGTATTTGAAGCTAATACTGCAGCACCACCATCAACAATACCTGTAAAACTATGTGTAGGTTCTACTTCTACAATGCTATCTGCATCAGCTAAATTACCTGTATCCCATGCATCAAATGGACTTTTTTCCCAAATGTATTCAGCTGTACCATCATTACCTGTAATCCATAATCTATTTTTTACATACCATACACCTGTTAATCCACCAGAACTAGATTGTGCAGTAGTTAATGTACTATACGAACTACCATCATATTTAATTAATTGTGAACCAGATGTACCATTTGCAGTAGTAGCATAAAATCCATTACCAAATGCAGCAATACCTGTAAAATTATGTGTAGCACCACTTGTACCAGCAGCTATAGTACTCCAGCTAGTTGTTGATGCAGTATATTTATGTATATTTGTAGTATCAGTTACATAGATATCACCATTAGTTGTTTGTGTCATGTAATTATTTGTACCACTAAAAGATTTGTTTTGTGTCAATGTTGTATGTAGTAAATGTATATTGTATGATACTTCATCATCTCCGTGAAATACATCTATACCTTTACTGTCCCAAAATCTATTTACATCATCAGGTTTTCCATTAGCTCTATGTGCAGTATCAAGTCCTTGACCTGAAGAAAAATTATTTCTTGAATATATACGACCTAAATTAGATGTAAAGTCTTCAGGATTTTGTTTAACATTAACTGCTTGTCCTGCTTGTACATCAGATGATTGTATAGTCATAGGATTATTAGGATTTATAGCAGAACGTAATAATAATTTATCTACACGTACATCATATCCATATCTTTTAGGATTACTTATAAATTCAGTAGTAGGTATTCTAGGCATCTTTAACTACTTTCAAAGGATGTCCTTTATGCACAGGTGAATCTAATTTTGTTCCCATATTTTTACGATTTCTATCTTGCCATACAGGCATAATATGAGCTATGTTTTTAGAATTACTGTAAGGACCTGGCATTATGTTGAATAAAGTATGCTATTAAGTTGTACAGGTTCTGGATATTTAGACCTTAAATTACTTCTAGCTTGTTGTATTAATAATTGTTGATATCTTAATAAACTTTGTCCAATGCTATTAGAACTACCTATAGGACTTACAGATGTTTCTAATTGTTCTGTTATATAAGATGCGTTAAGTTTTGATATATCTTTTCCTGCTATTAATTGTGCAGCAACACCAGTCATAATAATTGGTTCATATTCTATTTCTAAACCTATTGAAGCTAATGTTGTAGATTCAGCTGTAGGTTGTACAAATTTCTTTTTGAAAGTTACATAAACAGTATGACCTGCTGATATATTTACAAATTGTACTGCATGTACAACATCAGGTCCTGTTGTGTATGTTTTAGTTCTTTCTGTTTGTGTATCATCTGTGTATACAAAAGGATTAGGTAAGTCAATCATTTCTATAGCTACACCATTATATTTAAGTCCTGTTTGGTCAGAACCTGATTGCCAATCTGTATATTGTGATATAGCTTTTAATGGTGCTACTAAATAGTTATGAGTATCTCCATCAGTACCATGTGTACCTAGTAATTTATATCCAGTACTAGCAGTAAGTTCTATAGTTTCTACAGCAAATAATGTAGGATATAAGTTTTTAATTTGGTCAACTACAGCTTCATATACATTTTTACGTGGAAATGCAGGTGCTATTTTAATTAAATCTCCTGCTGAATGTGCAGCAGCAGTAGTACCTCTTTGACCTCTTTTAACAGTAATAGTATTAGCTGAAGCATCAAGAGATGTTGTATACATAATCTCTTGTCCTACTTCTACAATTGCACCAGCATCTAATGCATCTTCTTCTTCAATTGAAAATAAATTACCATCATATGTAATTGAATCAACAGAATCATTAATACCAGAAGATAAATAGGAATATGATTCTACTTCATCTACAGGTTCTAGGTATTCTCTATATACCCTATCGACTAGGTCGCCTATTGTGTTACTCACAAGGCCTCCTAACTTTGTTTAAATATTAAATTTATTGTTCTATCGGCAGCTTCAGAACCATTAGATACTACTCTTAAAAAACCAGTTGCGGCAAAAGCCCAACCACTAGGGTCAACTCTTACTACGTTTCCTGCTGAAACTGCATATGATACTTCAGTACCATCAGTTTCTACTACGTCATACCATGTTGTTCCATCAAATGAAAAATCAAATGTTATTGTAGAACCAGTCATTGCTGCTGGAAATACAACACCTGATAATAATAAACCATCACACTGTGCAGCAGATGAGTTATTAGCATTGGCTGAAATGTCGATTAAAACTTCTTTTTGTAATTGCATATTGTCCTTACTATAGCAGAAGAAATGGGAGGAAGGTGGATTCCCCCCAAATCTTCAAATTTGTTAAGCTACTTTAGCTATCTTTAGATGGTATGAAGGAGGACCGAAGTCGTATCCCATTTCCATATAAACACCTTTAGCAACTTGTGCATTTGCATCTTGGTCAATATCTCTTACAAATACTGTTCCGTATCCAGGGATATTTGTAAAGACTGGCTGTATGAAAGCAAAGTCTAAGATAAATGCATTGTTGTCAGGCATAATATTAGGGTCAATAACCATCATACCAATTTGTCCAAATGGTGTGACAATTACGTCAATATCAATACCAGCAAGGTTTCTATCTCTAGGTAAGATAGCACCTGTAATTCCAACAGAACCAGCAAGCAATTCTTTGTTAAGGTCCAAAAGTTGTTTTGGAGTTACACAAAGTACTGGCTGAATCATTGGAGCATGTGCATCATACAATCTCTTTAGAGAGTTAGCGATAGCATCCCAAGAAAGTACTTGAGCAGAACCTGTAGCACCGTTACCAGTAGTACCGTTCCAATAAATGTTACCTCCTGTAAATGTAGGAGCAACGCTATTGTCAGCGTTAGCATTTAATGATGTGTATTCAGAAATACCACGCATTTCTCTTGTACCTGAACCAGGTGTAGCATGCGCTCCATCTGCGAAAGTACCATTGAATGCGAACCATTCTACTTCTCTAGCTACTTTTTCAAGTGCCAAAGACATTTGCTCTGCAAATTCATCAACAATTGGGTTACCACCAGCTAAGCTGAGTTCAGCTCCTGCTGTGTTAGTACCATCTCCATCAGAACCAGCATAAGCGTCTGCTCCTAATGTAAATGTATTTTGATGTTGGAATGTTGCCATAGCTGTGTAGGTCATCTTTACACCTTTATGGAATATCTGTGTCACATTAGTATATGCAACTCTATCCCTACCAAGATATTCAGTAGGAGTAGAACCTTCTTGACCTTTAGTAGGTTCAGAAGATACTCTATGTGAATCAGCAGCTTGGATTTGCCAGAAGGTAGATTGTAAAACCTTACCTCCGTTTAATCCACCTGTTGCAGATAAAAAAGGAGTTCTTTGACCACCCACACGAAAAAGCTCCCCAGTAAAGTTATTAATTTGCTGGGAATAAATTGGAGTAGTTGCGTCTAAACCGCTAATTACTGCCATAATTACACCTCCGTATGTGTTGTATTAAATTCGTTTACTTATTTTTTTTAACGTCATCCATAATAGATAACTTAGCTCTAAGAGAATCTTTTACTGAAGCTCCTTTTAGAACTTGTGCTAACTGTTGGTTAACGTCTAAAGGCACATCTGATGTAGAATTTGCATCAAGTGCAGCTACTCTAGACCTAGCATCATCTTGTACTACTTGTTCTGGTTCAGATTGTGGTGTAACCTCAACCGTACCTGTAGGTTCAAAACCATACTCATCTTTAGCAAACTGTGCAACAGCTTCTGTATTAACAGGACCGTCATACACTTGTTTTAACGCTTTGCCGAAACCTTTGTCAGTAGATAATCCTAAAGTACCAAAGACATTATCTATTTCCTTATCTTTATAAGAAGCTAGTTCTGCCTCAAGTTTCTTGATAGTATCATCTTTTCTATCAATTGTTTCTCTCATTTGTTTTACACCATGTTCTCCAGGTGCATCAAATTCTTCCATTTGTACCTCCACTATGTATTTACCTATCAGACAAGACCATAGGCATCTTGCCGTGGTGCTACCTTTACCACTTGACTTACGCTCTGGTAGCTTAAAAGCTATAAGTCCATTACTCTACGGTTTTAATACAAGCTTTCTACGTAGGCGCTGAAAGCTGATTGCAGGTCTATTAAGCGGACCACGCAACGCTAAACCTATTATACACTAATCTTCTGTTAGTCCAACTATATTTCCATCTTTTTGTGCAGCTCCTAAACTTAATCCTTGCATAGAAGCTAACTCTGCATTAATCCTAGTAACTCTTTTAGTTGCTTCTGTATCTCCTAAAGCTGCGTCTTCTAATGTTGTAATATCTAAATCTCTACCTATTGTATTAGCCATACTTATTATTCCACCAGCTTGTTCATACAATTGTCTAGCCATTTTTAAATCCATACCTTGTTGTTTAAGGGCATTAAATCTTCCAAATGAATATGAAAAACCTCTACTTGCTGCTTCTGCACCTATTGTAATTGTATCTATAGCTCCGTTTAATACTTTATCTTCTATCTTAGGATTAATTAATGATGCAAATATTGTTGCGTCATCATACTCTACACCTAAATAATCAGCTAATAAGTTTTTAACTTCTGGTATACGATTATTAACAGCAGCATAAACTGTATCAATTCTTTGTTGAAATTCTGAAGGTGCAACATCACCAACCATTTCATTAAATTCATCTTCAAAATCAGAAAAATCTTCTATACCTATTTCTCTTAAAGTATTTTTAAAACTTTCTTTAACTCCTATAGCTTCTACTTCTGACATTTTAAGAGTTATACCATCGTCATTAAATAACCAACTAAATTCTTTTTTGTATTCATCAGATTGTCTTGTAAAAGATAATGCTAAATCTTTATCCCCACCATACTCTGCATATCCTTCAGCATACTTTTTAACTATTGCTTCAGGTAAAAAGCCATACAATGTGTTAGCAATTGACAAAGCATATTGATAATCTACACCACTTGAACCATCTGTTCCTTCAGTAGAATTAGCACCGGTGTATGCTCTAACAACACCCATATTTCCATTTGCATCTTGGCCTGGGTTAATTAAATCACCTGGATTTAAACCTTCAGTTTCTCCTGGTTGAGCTTTAAATATACCTTTATCAGCATCTGCTTCTGTTGCTCCAGGAACTGGTCTACCTAATATATCATAAAATGCCATTATCTAATCCTTTGTGTTGACGGCTCTAAGAAATTTTGACTTCTAATAATACTTCCACCAAAAGAACTTATCATATCTTTTGCAAAATCATTAACAACTCCTGATATATTATTAGACAAACCTTCTTGTACTAAATACTTATTAGCTTCATTTACATCATTTAAAGCTGCTACTTTATTGTAAACATAACTATATTGTCCATTAGGGTCTATTTCCATATCCCATTTATTTTTAATAGTGTTCTTAGTAATTCTATCTATAACACTCCATTTAGTATCTTTATCGTATTGTGGATATAAAGCATATCTTGTAGTTTTTAATTCATTTTCTAAATCTTCTAAATAAGAAGCATCTTGTCTGTATTTACCAGCATGCATTGCAATATCATCTAGATAATCTTGTCTAGCTGACGGAGGTAACCAATCTTCAATAGTTTGTGTTACTTCTTTTTCACCAGTTGTAGTTTGGTCTATCTTAGAGTTAGATACAAAAGATTGTAAATCTTTATCTAATTCAGTATCTCTATATTTATCTGTTAATTTAAAAATTTGACTTCTTGCATAGCTATCAGTCCATGTACCCATAACAATTTTGTTTGCTATCCACTCCATAGTTTTGTCATCTACATTTGCACCAGTAGGTAAAATATCATACAAAGTAGATTTTTGTGCAGATAAATCTAATGAATACTGTGCTTCATTTGCATCGTAAAAATCCATTGCAGTAACTTCTGCTTGTGTTTTACCTAATTCTGATAATACTGTTTTCATAACAGGACTTGTAGATACATACATATTTGCCATATCTACGTCTTGAAATATTAAATATCCTTCTTGCCATTTCCTTTTATAAGTTGGAGAATTAAATTTAGTTGTTCCTCCATATAGTGTATTAAAACTATTCATTGCTATATCTATCTGGTCTGCAATAGTAAAATCACTATCTTCCATTAATGCATATTCTTCAGCTGTTAGCTGACCTATTCTTGTATCAAAAAAGTTTTGTGGTATTTCTATCCAATCAGGTGATTGTAAATACATACTATCATATTCATCTGGTGTTAAATAATGAGCTGTTTCAGAACTTACCATATCGTTTATATATTCAACTAAGTTACCACCTGTATAATCAAGAACTTCTGTATAATCTTCTGCAGTATTAAATGCTAGTAAATCCCCATTTTCTGTAGGAACTATTATTTTAAATGTAAAATTTTTTAAACTTGCAATTGCTTTATCATTATAAGTAGCTCCTCCTCCAACTTGTGTATCTAATGATTTTTCTAATTCTTCTAATGATTGTGGACCAACAATAATTATTACTGCTCCAGGAGGTAATTTAGTTTTGTCTAAAGCCATTATTCATCTCCAGTTACTAAGTTATTATACATGTTTATATCATACCCTGCCATATCCATTATACCAGGCCCAAATCTATCTTTAATTTGATTTAGTTTATTCCATGTATCTACATGACTATTAGCATTATATACATTTAAATCAGGATTATTTACTTGTGCAAAATAACTAGGTTGTTCTAATTGTCCTGTTTGTTCTATTTCATTTTTCCACCAACCAAAAAAACCATCTTGTGTATTTTGTTTAAATTCTCTTTGACCTGTAATTATGTCCCAATAATCTTGTTCATCTGCTTCAAGTTCAAATCTTTCTGGTAGCATAGTTCCTACAAATTTTTGTATTGCCCAATTATGTGGAGTATTTCCTGTCATTCTAGAAGGCAACATAGTATCTAAGTTATACCATAAAGATGTTAACTTAGAACCTTGCCACCCAGCACTTTGCCAATATCTAGATTGATGTGCTAAATGTTTATTTAAATCTTCATAAGGTACTACATCAATACGTTCTTTTACAAACTCTGGTAATAAACCATATTCATCTAATACACTATTTAAAGCATCTGCAGCATTATCAACAATTCCAAGCATAGCTGCAGTTCCTTGCCATATAGCTTGATTTTTTAATTCATATTTCCAATTACTAGCAACACCACCTAATCTTGATAATTTAGTACCATCTTTAATAGCACCTGTTTTTGTACCTATTTTTACAGCTGTTTCTATTCCTTCACCTACTGGGTCTAAAACTGAAATCATACCTTTAAATAAAAATTTACTAAATTTACCAGTCCATTTAACAGGATTCCAACCACTTAAAGAATTATATTTTTCAAATGCATCATATCCAAATGCTTTAACAATACCTAATAAAACACTTTCACCATTTAATCCAGATGTTTTAATTACATCATGATTGTTGTAATAATCTAAAAATTTTTGTTCTTGTGCATTAAATTTATCTAATACTTTTTCTTTAAACTCACCATGTACATTAGGGTCATATTCTTCTATTTTTTCTGGAAATACATTAGGGTCATTTAACTTAGCTGCACCAAGAGAACCACCAGGTTTCCAATCACTATCAATAATACGCATTATTGTTTCGTCTTGTCTAACATTACCTTTTTTACCAAATGTATCTATAAATGTATATCCTTCTTTTCTTTTAGCAACAGCTTGTGCATATATATCAGGATTTTGATTAAACCATTGTTTCCATAAATCATCATAAGCATTATAAGAATCTTGCATATTTCCTGGTTTAATTAATCCTGAACCATCAGGTTTACCTGATTTACCAGCAGTTCCAGGTGTTCTTTTATTTTTTACAGTATTTTGCCAAACATCTTCAATACTTCTACCAGCATATTCACCTTCACTAAATACAGCAGTTTTAGCAGATAACTGCTTACCTAATGGGTCTGTAGATTTACTATCTGTTTGTAATGATTTAAGTTCTTTAGTTTTAATATCAAACTTTTGACTTAATATAACATTGTCAGGTACTTCACTAAACATAGATGCTATTTCACTAGGGTTTTTTTCTGCTAATCCTGTACCTAAAGCAGTAACAACAAACTTTTTATCTGGATTATTTTTAACAAACTCTAAAAAATTATTAATATATTTTTGTATTTGTTTATTATCTAATACATTTAATTGACCATCTTTAGTAGGTATAGCAAAAGATTGTCCTTGTAATCCAAATCCTTTACCAGTTTCTGCACCAAAATAATTAACTGCATCTAAAGCAGCACCTTTACCATGCCTTCCAGCTTCATTACTTCCAAATACAAATATATGATTATCAGGTAAAGAGGTTATTCTACCATCAGCAAACTCTGCATAATCTTCTGCATACTTTGCAATATAATCTTTTCCTACTACACCTTTTCTACCAAGTTCTGGGTCATAATCAGGATTTAATTTTTCATCACCAAAAATATTTTCTAATTCATCTGATTCAACTTTATTTAAATCAGGTTGATTTGGAATATTTTCTACAATCATATCGTCAGGTATATTGTCAGGTATTCCTTGATTAGCACGATAAAGTAACGAACTAATTAAATCATCACTTAATCTAGTTAACATGTCTGGGTCTTCAGTAAGTTCAGCTATATCTACATACTGCAGCTTCATTCTATTTATTTCTGCTTCAGGTAAATTAAGTTCTTTTCCTAATCTATCTAGTTCAGCATAAAGTTTTTTTTGTATAGATTCTTTATCCATATTAACCAAACATAGATTTCAACATAGCTTCATCCATTTTCATTTTTTCATTAGCATATGTTGCTGTACTTATATCATCTCTATACCTAGCATTAAAAGTTTCTTGTGCAGTTTGTTCAGCTGTGTTTACAAAATTTTTTAATTCAACATCACTTGGGTCAACTTCCCAGGCTTGATTAGGTGCTTTAATCATATTCATATTATCAATAAAAGCATACATTTCATTCATGTTATTAAACTCTTCTATATAATTTTTAGCTAATATAGTAACTTGTTCTTTTAATTCTTGTTTAGTAGGCATTCTGTTCATTGATAAATAAAAAGCATTTTCAACCATTTGTTCCATGCCAAGTTCTCCTGGTACATTTTCCATGTATTTTTGAAATCTATCTGCTGTTCTAGCTCTATTAGCAGTAGAAACAACATTGTCATGGTTATCTCCATAATCACCTAAAAAATAAGCAAACATCTTTTGATGTTTTAAATTTTCTCCTTGTAAAAACATAGTGTTTTTAAATGGATTATTAGGGTCTGTTTCTAAATCGTAAGACATAACATTTGCATAATCTGAAGTACCTGGTTCTACGTATTTGTTTACATCTATCCATGCCATATATTGTGCAAGTTGACTACGTAACAATCCACTAGGTACACCTCTAGTATCATCAAAAGCACCTTGTTCTACTAAACCATTAGCTTCTAACCAATCTTGAAACATTACTACTGTATCAGTATTTTGAAATATTAATTCATATACACCAGCAGAATCACCAAAATGTCCACCAAATTTCCTTGTTAATATTTCACCTGTGTTATCATCTCTTCTTACTTCGTCTATTTTATCTGGAAAATAAACAGGAACTTCTCTTAATTGACCACCTAATCCAGCAATGTAATCGTTAATTGCTTGTTCTTTTTGAGCTTCTGTTAAATTATTATCTGCCATAATTGCATCAATAACATTTTGTATTGCATCACCGGCATAAGATGAATCTTGATTTTTATTTTGTGTAAGAACTACATTTTCTAATGTAGTAGTTACTTCTTGTTTAATGCGTTGAACATAATCATCATCACCAGCTTCTACACTGTTGTAAATATTTCTTATAGCATCTAAAGATTCTTTAGGAAAATTAGAATTTATACTACCTATAGGAGGGTCATTTGGATTTGCACCACGCATTTGAGAGTGTTGTTCCCATATTTCATTAGGTTTTAAAGCATTAAAATCATTAGAGTTTAAACCAAATAAAGGTAAATATTGTGGATTATTTAATAAATCCAGAATCATTTGTTGTATTTCTTTTTTACTTGTCATTAACCACTTTCCCTTATAATATTTATTTCATCATCATTTAAATCTAAAAATTGCCATGAGCTTCTATCAGGATTTAACATTCTTAATACTACATTGTAATACAAATTAAATCCACGTGGATATTTAGCTAATAATTCTTTATTATCTTTATCAAAATACATTCTAAATTCTTGAGCTTTTGGGTCATCAGATTGTTTCCACCAATCAAAACTTACTTCTTGTCCTTGTCGGGCTAACCATGCAGCTGATTCTGCGTCATACTCTTGCATTATTGGGTACATTTCCAAAAAGTATTTACCTTCTTCAGTTGTTTTTGTTAATTCTAAATCAGGCCATATTGTTGTTATTTCATTCCATATATCAGTTATTTGTGGTAATGTAATAAACCCATACTCATCTCTTTGAAAACCTGATAAATCAGCAGTTAAACTATTTCTAACAATTGCAAACAAATCATCTTGTTTACTACCAGGTATTGTTAAATTATCTTTTTGTAACACATTATTTAAAGTTTCAACATCTTCTTTAAATGATTGATACTGATAAAAACCTTTAGTTTTATTTATATATCTTCTGTATTCATCTGGTGTTAAATCATATCTTTCATTGTTAATTGCTTGCCATGTCATCTTTGCTTCAGGATTGTCACCATATAAAAATGGAAATGACAATGGTAATAATTCTTTTTCTCTAGAATTACTATTCCAAAAATCTACAGCATCAAAAGTTTTAACACCTTTACCAGCTACTTTAATATCTGTAGGACTAAATAAATACATATGGTCTAATCCAAATTTAGAATGAAAATCTTGTGAGGTTTGTATTGTATCGTAATTATTTAATTCTAATATTCTTTCGTATTCTTCATACAATACAGCCATATGATAATGTATACCATTTTTAGCTTTAATAAAATATTCCGGTTTATAATTACTAGAAGGTCCTATAAAGCTTCTAATAAATCTCATAAACATATCTACTTGCGCTCTATCTCTTGCATAATCTAACATTGCATCTTCTATTTGTTCAATTGTAACGTCATCTCCTTCTTCCCAACCAGGTATGTTATATTTAAAATATTTATCTAATCTTCCAGCCTTCCAAACATTAACCCACTCTAAAGAAACCATTGCATGTCTCCAATAATCTATAGTTGCATCTGCACGCATTTGTTCAAGTTCACCTAAAGCTTCTCCAGGTTCTCTTACAATTTCTTCTGAAAATTCAAATACCCCTACTTTATCTCCCCATTCACGGCTAAGGTCTACATCTATACCTTGTAAAAATGCCCATAGTTTTTTATAAGTGGGTGCTATAGTTGCTAAGTTTTTAACTGATATTTCTTCAGGCATAGGAAATTGTGTTATCCAATCTTTAAATTCACCTAACACACCACGTGAAGGTAGCACTCTGTTTAAAGAAAAAGAAACTATAGAGTTAGTACCAGGTACTTGTGATTGTGCAAGTAAGTTAATACTGCTTAATGTTGATTTATATTGTACTTTCATATTTGCTTCATCATCATCACCTTCAACTAATACAGGTCCCATCCATGCTTCAAATGGTGTCATAAACACATCATCACTAGGATTCATAGGATGTGGAGAAAACCAACCAGTATTAGTATCAGTTACATCATTTGTACCTTGTAAAGCTCTTCTACCTTTTTGTATTCCAACAACAGGGTATGGATTATTAGCTAATAACTTACCCCAAGTTTTAAATACTTCAAACCATATCTCTGGAAATGGAAATATGTTTCTTGTTACTTCAGATATCTTATGTTGTGTAGTTGTATCGTATAATAAATCTTTTAAGTTTTCTAATGCATAAGCTCTATTCATTGGTTCTATTTCAGAAAAGTTATTCCAATTACCAGTACCTAATCGTGCTTTAGTTATTAAATCATCTACAACTTGTTTAGGAACACCGTATGCTTTTGCATTTTTAATATATTTTTTCTGTAATGATTTATCCATTTGATTAATATGGTCCATTACCCATAACCAATAAAACTGTTTAAATACAGGCGCTCTGTTTAAATATCCAATTGGTCTACGCATTAATACTTCAAACAAACCATCTATAATATCTTCATATTTCTCTGTCTTTTTAACTTCATCTAACTCATCAGTTACACGTATCATTCCACCATTTAAACCTAAACCACCATCAGCTGTAGGTCTAAATATTTCTTTAGCAGCATCAATAGCTTTAGCTTTTTGTTTGTTAGTCATAGCTTTGATATAACTTCTTTTTTCCCAGTTTTTAATATCTAAAGCTTTTTTATCTTTAAGTTTAGTTCTTCCAGTTATACCTTTATAACCATCAATACCACTCATAAAATCTACAGTTTTATTAGTTATTTTTCCATTTTGAACTACAGGTATTTTTCCTTCAGCAATAATGTTTCTAAGTATTGTAGAACCTTTATTACCATCTACAACTTTATCTAGTGTCATTTGAAACTTAACATCACTTCCAACTTGTTTCATAAAGTGAATGCCTTCAACAATATTGTCACCAGTAATTTCTCTAATGTATGCTTCTTGTTGTTGTATAAGTTGGTCTAATGCCCAAGGGTCTGTTAATATATCGTAGTTTCCTGAGTAATCAGCATACTCTTCTAACCAAAATCTTCCTTCAGCAGACTCTAACCATTTGTTTAATTCAGGACTACCCCAACCATGTTTAGCTACTTGTCTTCCAATAGGGTCTGTTCTTACTTGTACATAGTCCCATAGTTTACTTTGAGCATACTCACCTGTAGATACATTAGCTTTTAGTTCCATACGGTATTCAACATTTAATGGATTCCAACCAGCTTTTTTACCTAAGAAACCAGTAAGTCCTATTGTTTGTTGTGTACCTTCTAATAACTCTTGTGACATTAAAACAGACTGTATATCAGGTATATTATCTATTTCATCTTGTGTAAATCCCATATCTAACAATTTTTTATTAGACATTTTTTTACCAGTAGATAACCATTTAGTATAAATCATTGGATTTGTATAAAAGTTGTCTAAGCCTTTAACTAACAAACGTGCTTGTTCTTCCATAAACACACGTGTTAAAAATGCAACACGTAACAATACCAAAGGTTTAAATATTTTTCTTGTATAAAAATCCATAGCTCTGTTTACAACATCAGTGTCAGTTGCAGATTTTCTAGGTATAAATCCATTTGGAAACACATAACCTTCTTTACCAAAACTTTTCATAAATTTTAGAAAACCTTTTGCATCTTGTGCTAACACTGTGCCTGGTGTCCAACCACTTGCTTCAGGAATAACATTCCAAACACCACTTACAGTTCTTTGTATATATTGCCAAGGTATTAAAGGAACAACACTGTCTGTCATTTGTGTTAAAAACAAAGCATTCATAGTACCTACGTTTTTAAACTTACCTACATCTCTAGAATTATCTGCAAGTACAACTTCATGTACTTCAAAATTAGAGTTAAAACCAGGTATGTTTTTTGTTTTAGCGTTAGCATAGATTTTAGAACGTTCCAACCTACTATTAATGTGTTTTAAATATTTACGTAATGGTGCTACTTTTTCAGGTCCTACTTCTGGTCCTAATATTTTTTCTACTCTATCTATTTCCCATTCTCTAAATTTTTTACCATATGCATATATAGAAGGTTTATTTTGATAATCAAGGTTTATAAATTTTAATAACCATTCAGATGCTTCTTTTTCATTATAATTATTTGCTTCCATGTGTTTTAAAAGATTTTGATATGCACGTTTTTTATTAGTAATAACTAATCCAGAATCAGGAGTAATACTTAACAACCCTTGTAAGAATGGTTCATTATAAGTTTTGTATGCTCCACCAAATCCTAAATACTTTTGTATTTCGTATTCATTTGTTCCATTAAAGTTTTCTTTAACTTTATTTAAAGCAGCTTTAATTTTTCCAACTTCTTCTGCTTTATCAAAGTTAAGAGATTCTACTGTAGGTGTAATTACTTTTACATTTTTTGCAGTTCTAAAAGGTGATAAATCTTGACCAGTTTTTACTATACCTCTAGCACCTTGACCAATGTAACTACCTAGATTTCTATAAGCAGCATCTTGATTACCAAATCTTTTCATAGGTTTAGATAACTGTCGTTTAACAAAATTGCTAGATGTTCTAAATGCATCAGCATCATTAGCTGCGTTTATTAATAAGTTATTTATAAATCCAGATTGACCTACTTCACCTATAGCAGTATCTGATAATTGTTCAATAACTTCTTTTCTAGGTTGTTGTTGAGTCTTTTTTAATCCTGCTTTAGAATTAGCAACTTTTTTACCTGTACTTGCATAAGTTTTAAAGAAATTTTTAACATCATCTGCTTTATTTAAACCAAGCATTTCACCTAACAAATCAGGATGAATGTGTCTAAACAAAGGCATTCTAGACATTGCATATAAATTTTGTGGTCCAGATTCTGCTACAAGTTTAAAAATATTATTCCATACAGGCATATCAAAAATTACATCAGTTGAAGGAGCAAAATATTTACTTACTCTACCAAAAACTAATAATTGATTTCTCATTTGTTTAGCTTTTTTGTTTGTAGCTCTTACTGCTTTAGCTTCTGATAAATAACCACTTTGTCCCAAGCTAAATAATCTTCTGAACCTACTAAAGTTCTGTGTACCTTCTTTACCAAGTTCTTCTAGTTTTCCTAAATCATCGTAAACACTTTCAATAATCTTAGGTGTGTTAACTTTAATTTTTTTACCTTCTCGTAATAAAATTCCATTATCTAAAAATTCACTAGCTCTATTAACTTGTTTCCAACGTTTACCTACATTAGCAGTTTTTAACCATTTAGAATAAAATAATGGGTCTGCTAACTGGTGTGCTACATCAATAGAACCTGATAGTAAATTAAAAGATAATGAACCTGGTTTATAAAATTCTGATGCGTGTACTCTACCTGGAGAATACTCCAACAATGTATTATCTGCTGCCCAAGCAGGGTGATTGTTATCAGGATTAAGAGAATATTTTCTATTAAATGTATATCTACCAGCATAAAAATTAATTTTATTTGGTCTTGCTAACGAAGTATAAAATATATCTCCATCTTCATCTCTACGTTTTAATGGCTCACCAATAGCAGCAACTGTTTTTTTATAAGATTCATCATTAGAATAACCTGCTTGTTTATAATATCTATATAATTCAGTTTCTTCTGGTATAACAGGTTGAAAACCTATAATAGTATTTCTATCAAAGTTAATTGGTTTATCATATTTACTAGGCAAAAAACCATTACTCCAAACTTCATTCCATAAAGCACCTAAATTAGTTTGACCAGACATTTTAAAAGCTTCGTTTAATGCGCTTCCTTTACCTGATGCTAATACTTCACTATCACTTATATCAATCATTAATCTGTCTTGTGCTTCAGATATAGACATACCTTGCTCCATATAATCCTGAGCTTGTTTAATTGCACCATAGTATTCAATAGCTCTACCTTGTGTAAAAGGTTTACCAGGCAATAAAGCATTTAAAGCTATACCAGGTACGTTTATTTTTCCTGATGGTCCAAATGTTTGCATTAACCATTCCATACCTAATACACCCCAAACACCATATTGTATATCTCCCGGTGCAGCACCTCCTGGAAATAATCCAAATGTTAAAAAATCAGATACATTCATTTGCATATTTCTTTCTAAATCAGCAGGAGCATATCTATCGTATATTTCTTTGTGTATAGCTTGTTCTTTTAATAAACGTTCTTTAGCTAATTCATCTTCTATATCAAACAAATCCCTACTACCAGCTGGTATTGAGGCACCCCAAGCTGAATAAGCTACATTTAAAGGTAAATTAGGATGTGTTTCTAGTACACGTTCAAAATCATATACAGCAGAAGGATTAGCTTTAAATGCTTCTACTTCTCTATTAAACTGTCTTAGCTCTTGTTGTTTGTTAAGTAAGTAATCTCTATTACTTAACCAGTTTGGATTTATCAATGTTAACCCTGTCGTCTATTAAGTAAATCTAATATTATTGGTGATTTACTAACTTCATACATTGCAGCTAGTGTAATATCTATACTTTTAGTATTTGCTTGCGGTGTCATCCCAGGACCTAAAGGTGCGCCTGATGTAGGTACTTCATTAGGTCTTTCAGATGGAGAAAAAACATTTGGTCTATTAGGTTGCTGTTGTTGTGGTCTAGGAGCTACATTAGTTTGTGCTGGTAAAGGTGCAGCCTTTTGTTGATTTAATAAATCTTGTTGTTGACCATAAGGTAAACCAGGCATATCTCTTAAAGGTTGTTTCTTACTTGCTGGACCACCATCTGTTCTGTTACCACCTACAGGTGCAGGTTTTGCAGGTTGTCTATATCCACCACGTCTATTCTTTACCATAGAACTCCTGTGTTATTAATATTATTATACCAGGTGTTGGTTGTATAATATGATTAACTTGTTCAGATAAAATGTCTAATTCGTCTATTACACCAAATTCATTATATATTATTTCATTAAAAGCATCATCTATGTAATCCACATTATCCTCCAAAAGCACCTGCAATACTAGGTTGTTGTCCCATCATTTGTTGTTGCATTTGTTGTTGTATCATCATTTGTTGCTCAGGTGTCATTTGTGGTTCTTGTGGTGTGTAAAATTGTTTCATAATTTCTGTTATAGCAGTTGGATATTCATAAATAGCTATAGCAGCCATTGTAGCTGCAGGGTCACCTTGTGCAGACCTAGCTAATATAGAATCAAATAATACACTTTCTGCTTTGTTTTTACGTATACGTTCCTGTACTTTAGCTATGTTTTCTAAACCATCGATATTGTCTTGTAAAGTTTCTACGTCTATAACACCTGCTTGCAATAATTGCAACCCAGTTACAATTTTTTGTGGTTCATCAAAACCAGCCATAACACCATAAATACGTCTGGTTCTAAAATCTCCACCAATATCTTGTAATACATTGTAGTTTTCGCTAAATGCAGCACCATTAAGAAAACCTGCCATAGGTTTTTTTGTTGCATTCATTGTGTAAGATAACACAACATCTAGTTCTAATCTCTTAGCATCCATTTGAACTAAACCTTGTTTAATAATATCTCTATATTCAGATATCATTAATGACATAGTACTGTTTAATTCTGACAAGCCAGCACCAGTTACAAATGAATTTGGAGACTGTGAGTCATCGGTTACTGGGTAGCCACCGACCATTCGCAACTGACGCTCTAACCTGTCAATTTGTTGAAATAATTGATAAGGAATATTATTCATTGGTTTAGAAACTTGTGTACCAGGAGCTAGATAATTAACCGCAAATCTGCCTTTTCTGTATTGTCCGGACTCTATCTCTCCTGATATGTTAGTTTCTGTAAACACAGAATCTTCCATTGCTATTGCTGACATAATGTTTATCTTTGCCATCATTGCCATCAAACCTATTACGTGGTCATATTGTCCTTTTAGTTGGTCAAAAGACACACGTTTCATAAATACAAAAGGAGGTGATGATAGTACGTTAGGTATAAAGTCTAAAATCATATTACGTTCTGGAAATACTACATAAGTACCTCCTTGGTCGTAATATTCAATAATTCTTACACCTGAGTATGTATTATCTTCCCAAGCTTGTTCTCTATTGTTTTCGTATGATAAAAATGGAGTAGCAGTATCAGGGGTTGCTTCTTCAGCATCATCATCTTTTTTAAGTATTTGTTCTGCAAACTCTGGGTATATTTGTGCTAATTTATATCTAGGTACACGTCTTAGTACTGCCATTTCTCTAGGTTGTTGGTCAGGACCAAAATTACCTGGAAATGTATCATAAGGGTCACGTAGTTCAGCACTAGGATATATAAAACCGTTCTTATCTTTTTTAGTAGTAATTACCCATGCACAAAAACCATAACCAGGTAGCCATCTAGCTGCTTGTTGTAATTGACTTAACAGATTTTGTTTTTCATCATAACTAGTAACAATACGTTCTAGTTTTTCTGCACGCATTTTACTTCTAGTAGAATCATTTTCATTAGGTACATCTACTCTAACTTGTGGTACTCCAGATACTTTTTGTGCAAGTCGGTCAATACCAGATTGCAACATATTAGGAGCTGGTAATAAATCGGCATCACTAGTTTCCATAGTGTTACCTAATAAAGCTTTAATACCATCTGCACCACCATTAAGAATTGCTTTAACTCTAGATTTTTGTACTTGTCTTTCTTGTACTAATTTACCTGATACAAGTTCAGCTGCATTCTTAACTATTTCTTGATATGTTTTAGTATCTAAATTTTCTATCCCCACGGTGCCTCATTCATTTCTGTAATCTTATAATCTCCATAACTAGGATTGTAGTCTAATCCTACATCAGCAGCATGCTCTTTTTGCATACGCCTAAAAACTTTCATTGGAAACCAACTAGCCATAACTATATCGGTTTTCTCTTTGTTTCTTTTAGAAACAGGTTTTCCATCAAAGTATAACAGTTGTTGTCTATATTTCTGTACTTTTGTATTAGATTCTCCATCACCAGTAGGCAAGTGTATTCTTCTATCTTCAAACAAATCAGCCATAGCTCCAACACCATACAATGGGTCATGTTTGTTTTTACCTGTTAAGTGTCCTTGTACTGTTATACCTGTACGTAAAGTAAATTCTTTTATAGCTGCATCTTGTCGTATAGCAGATTGAAAACCGTTTTCTTCTACTATCCAATGTCTACAATCGTACTCTTGTAACCATATAGCCATTTGGTCTAGTGCAGCTCTAATACCACCACCACGTTTATTTTCTAGGTCAACTAAATAAAGCTCACCTCTGTACTGGTCTATACCCCACAATACACTTGCTTGGTAGCCACTTGATGCAGGGTCTAGTCCAGCAACTAAATATAAATTTTTATATACTTGTCCTAATACTAAATCACTACGCATACATTGGTCAATTATGTTCATAGTAAATATTTGTGTACCTTCTACATATGCTTGATTGTAATAAACCATTTCAAATGTTTGTCTACCACCTGTAGATTCAGCAGAATGTAATCTTGATTGTAACCATTTAAAAGTTCTTTTATTAGGCCATAACATACAATCAACATGTTCTTCTACATAATGTTCTGGTACATTGCAATCTAATGCATGTGCTGTTTCTACTATGCTTGTAAAGTTATCTGATTCAAGTAAATGATTATATAAATCATCAGGGTGCTGTCTTGAACCAATTACTACTACAGCAGTATGTTCTTCTTTACGAGATGACAAAGTTGTTGTCCACCATTGTCTTGTAGATTCTCTTGCACCAGGTTGCATAGTAGTTTGGTGGTCTTCAATATCGTCAGCAATAATTAAATCACAGTCACGAGATAATATCTTTCCACCTTTACCTACAGCAACCATAGTAGGTGACTTAATACCTGCAACAGTTCTAGTACCTACAGTAAATTGATTTTGTGACCAGTTTTTACCTGACCTATTGTCTGGTTTAAAAGATTGTCCAGGCATACAAAAGTCTTCTCTAAGTTCTTCATTAGTATCTAATACATCAAGTACAGCAGATAATGCGTTCTTAGCAATGTCTTCGTTACCACCTACCCACATAATACGTACATTAGGGTTTTTACATATTTGATATACAGCAAAGTGTATCAACAATTCAGTCTTTCCATGACGTGGGGGTGACAGTATTAGTAGTTCTTTACCGTTATCAATACTATCAATAATGTTATTTATCCAGTTAGTATGAAAATCTGCGGTGTCATAATGTTGTCCTAGTTCTGTTCTAAAGTATTTGTGTCGGAAGTCGGAAAAATTTTCTAATGCTTGTTCTGCTTCTTCTGATAATTTCCAATCTTCTGCTAATATTTCGTTTCTACTGTCTACCTTAAAGGCAGCAAGCATGCGACTAACAGTAGCAGGTGTGCAACCAAGGAGGGAAGCCGCATCTGCTACTGTCATGTCGCCAGTTGCAACTGCTTCGGCTATACCTTCACTTACGAAAGCTCGGTAATTCTGTCCTCTGCGTACAGAGGCGTAATCGCCTGTATCTGCATTATACTCTTTATTTATGGGCTTGGTGTCCACTTTGTCATTATGTCGCTTGTCACGTGCAAATTGACGCTTCTGGCACGTTCCTGAGCAGAATTTACGTTGTCTACCCTTTAATTTTTTCCTACATCCTTCAGCTATGCATATGATGTTATTGGTCACTTTTAACTAACTTTCTGTAGATGTTTGTATAGTGAGAATTATATGCTATAGTCACCTTAAATACAAACATTAAACACAAGTATTTTGTTACAAGTAAAGTAGTGACCGGGACACTGAAAGCTGCTGACACGTAAGAGTGTACACTAGAAAGACAAAAGCAGTACTCAAGGACATAAAAAAAGGTTTAATTATACACACTAAAGACAATGCCCGCTCACGTCTAAAAGCCTTATACTGACTGGGGTTTCTCTACTGACTACGGAAGTTACCAACTATTTTTTTAACACTTACGTATAATATTAGTAACACCCTGATTAACATTAGGTAGTCAAACTGTATATGTCATCCGATTTCAGTATCCTTATACAGAATAAAATTCTGTATACTGAAATCTGATGTCATTTAGATACAGTTTGAACAGTATCAAGGATACTGTAGTTATTTCTGATACCGATATACGGTAGTTTAATCTGAACATTAAATCAGAAATAACTTCCGAATGTTAATCACAGTAGCAAAGCTACTGGTTATCGTTCCGATAACAACTCTGTGATATTCACGTAGTCTTGGGTACCATCATCCTTATGTAAGACGCCTTACCCCGCGCTATCGTGATTTTAACCTTTCTCAAATGGTTCAGCATAGTGCAATATATCTCTTACCTCTCATAACTCTAGTCCCTTCCGACAGAACTCTTTATGAGTTCTCTGTCGAAAGATGACAGAGTTAATAGAGAGGATAAAGAGATATGAATTGCTTACTATGCGAAAAACCATTCGATAAGAAAGGTTCTAAAATCCACGATTTAGCGTGGGACAGTAAGGCTAAGTCTTACCGAAAGGATGAGAATGGTAACCCAAAGACATACGTGATAAATATTCACAGAGATTGTTATTGGGAACGCTATAACGCAAGCAAAGCTACTGAAGGGAGTGTCGCATAGCGACACCCCTTCGGGGTTACTAAATGTCTGAACAAGACAAGACTGGCGCAACTATGAAAATAATTGAATGCGGATACTGTAAATTAGATGTCGATATAAACGATAGACATCCTGAATACTTACGAAGTAAAGGGATATCTATACCATTATATCTGCATCGCAGCTGTGCATCTAAGATAAATAACTTAGGCGAAAATGTATGGCATTTTCACAAGTTATCTACGACATATAAAGTTAAGCAGAATACTACTGGAAAGTTATTCTAAGAAAGGAACGATATGAATATCGAAGAAATTAAAAATGCATTAGATGTAATGGAACGAACATTACATCCTGATGATTACAAGTTGCTTGTTGACGGTGTCAGCCAAGCAGTACGTAATCACAGACAGAATCAAAAGGATGACCAAATATCTGATGATTTAGTAGAGTTGGGTATCGCTTAGGCGATACTCACTCTGGTATCTAAGGTATCCGAAATAAAATAACTGGCGTAATTAGAAAGAACAAGGGATATTTATCGTTCTCTCTCTCTTCTCTTATGGATACGAGAGAGAGATTTATTCTCTTGTTCTTAGTAATTATGTAATAAAAAGTAAGAAAGGATATGTGATTACATTGGCAAAAGAAATGTCACCGGTAGTCTGCGGTATAACAGGCAACGTATTAACAGAATGGAACCAAAGAACATTCATCAATAGATATATTGATGGTAAGTTGCAATCGATTCCATTATATCTTGATGTTAATGAGGTATTAAAACTTCATAAGCAATCTGCGACATACTTGGAACGCAAAGCTGCACAAGCACAAGATAACCAAGCTGTCTATAACAAAGGTATCAAACAAGATACTGAAGTTAATGAGACTACTACAGATACTGAGGAAGGAAACGTTCCAGCTACTCCGGCTGTAAACGTTGGTTCTGTAGAACAATAATACGGAGTAATAGCTTGCAGTCTATATTCAGTATAGACTGCTGGGTATTTAATACCAATTAAAATAATGAAGGGATTATAATGAAAGTAATTGATAAAATATATGACGCAGTAAATGGCGACAGGTATGTTATTGAAACTAAACAATGTTGGCATTGTGGTAAAACAGGTAAGGTAGAAATATTTACACAAGAAATGTTCTTCCTTAATCAAGGTTATCACGTTCAAGAAGCTGTTAAATCATTGAATAGAGATTACAGAGAAATGTTGGTAACAGGTATACATCCAAACTGTTGGATAGAAATGTTCGGAAATGAGGAGGAATAATGGTTGACCAAGAACATCTAGTAAAAATAACTGGCGCACTTAAAACAATATCAGAGGCCTTACAAGTATTAGATAAACGTGTAAGAAATAATACTGAATTAATTAGGTTACTAGCTGGTATAGACAAACCAAGTGAAGAAGAAGAATAATGCCTACATATAAAATAAATGTTAGATTTGAAGCAGAGGATTGGGATGACGCTGTGAATGTTGTACATTCAATGTATGTAAAAGATTGGATATCAGACATGGAGGAAGAATGAGTAACATACAATATGTTAAACAACTTTTAGATAGAGATGAAGAAATCTGTGTACATACAAGTGGTATAAATGATTTAAGAAAAATTATTGCATTTCTTAAAACAAAAGATAATACAATTTTTGCTACAAATTGTGAATGTGGATTAGTAACAAGAAAACATAAATCATATGTTAAAGATTGGGCTATTTAAAGGAGGAACAATGTCACATCCAGTACCAGGTATGGATTATTATTGCGAGTATTGTAAGAAACTAATAGAAGAACCTATACATTCTTGCGATATCTAAAGAACATTATTGGCGTGTTTGTCTTTCTCTTTATGAGTTCAAGACAAACACTTTAAGAAGGGAATACAATGGACGAAGTATATGATAAGTTAGACAGCTTAGATGCTGAACAGTTAAAGACTGTAATTAGATGGACACTAACTGATTTACATAAAGCTGCTAACTCAACTAACTATAAAAAGTTAGATGACAAAGTAAAAGGATGGTGTGCAATGCTTGAAGAAGCAGTGATACACCAGATAAACAAAGCATACAAAGCTAACGATAGCTGGTATGAGGAGGGTAAATGAATATAAATACAGCTATAAAAATGATAGACAAAAAGATAAGTTTAATAGCAGATATTCAAATGGTCATTGTTGATTATCTTGGTAATCAAGACAAAGAATTTAGAACAAATTTTGTAATGACTGCATTAACTAATGATGCACTTAGAGATGATTTTACAAAGTTTTTAAATCAAACAGAAACAGATGACAATATTAAAATACAAATGACAGAAATAAATGAAATGTTTTTGTCTATGAAAGAGGAGGAATAATGCCTAACTGGACAGATAACAAAGTAGTAATCAGAGGGACAGCAGAAAATGTAAAACGTTTTATGAATGACATAACAACTTTAGAAGCTAACTCAGATGATACACCGAATCAAATATATAACTTAACAGATATTAATCCAGTACCAGACGTGTATAAAAATATGCACAGTGGTGCAAGAGAGATTGATGGTGTTAGATATTCAGAATGGTTTGAAGATGATGAAGGTGTAAGACCTTTATTAGATATTAATAAAGAAGAAATCATTAAGAAACATGGTTATGCTAACGCAATTGACTGGCAATATGGTAACTGGGGTACTAAATGGGGAGACTGTGATACAGAAGTACAAAGTGAAACTTATACAGATACACACGGTACAGTTGATATGACATTTGGTAGTGCTTGGTCGCCACCTTTTATGTTATTAAATGATATTGCAATTAAATATGATTTAGAAATAACTGCTAAATATATTGTTGAGTTTGATGATGATGAACATATAGATAGATATCCATTATCTTTAAAAGAAACAGATAAGTTGTATAAACAACATCGTGAAGGATTAGAAATCATGAGAGACGCAGTTGAAAAAGTAACTATTTTTAATATGGAAACAGATAATGAATAATATTATTGAGTTATATTCTCATTGTGTTTTGTGTTATAAAGAACTAGAAGAACTAAATTTCTTTACTAGTCCACAAAATTATCAGGATGTATCAATAGGATTAAGTGCTGACAAAAAGAAAATGCAACTCTGGTGTAATAGACATAATGAAAACATTCATGTATTTGAATTAGCTGATACGCTTGATGCTTGTTGTGATGATTGTGCGTTATAAGAGGATTAGTGGCATCTAATTGAACGCAGCTAAGGCTACTTACATTGCTGGTTTCCCTTTGTACCAGCCGGTTAGACCAAGATGTAGGTAGCTTAGTGTTTATTAGTAAGAGTTAGATTAATACCCTGTTGTTCTAACGACTGAACGTAAGCACTAAGCTATCTATAAACAATAATACAATGGCGTGCTGTTGTTAAGTTAAGATAGTAAACCATCTGTTGTATCATTTTAAAATAGCTTAACTAGAATATCTACAATACACAGATGGCGTAATTGTATGTCTGTCTTTTGTCTTATGACTCAAAGACAGACATACTACTAAAGAAGGGAGTATATGGAATACTTAGAAGTAAACGATGAAGAAATGTTAGAATATCTAATAACTCTTACGTACGTTAATATGCCTGGTACTAAAGGTAAACATAGACACGTAAGAATTATACTCAAAGCTACGGACCCAGTACAAGCTATGGTTCGTGCAATGAATATAGATATTGCAAACAAAGCTGAAATGATGACAGACTATATTGGACCTTACCCAGATAAAATGGGACAGAGTACATTTACAAGGGAAGAGATAGAAGAAATCAGACAGCAAGCTATTGATTCAGGATTATTCCAAGACTGGTTGATAGGTGTTAAACCTACAGCCATCCAAGTAGTCTTGCAGTCCAAAGTAGATATCATTAACAACATTGCTATTGATGAAGTTATGGAACATTCTACACACATAGGAAGTCAAGCCGAAGACTTTCTTAAAGAACAAGATAACAATAATGATAAGAAAGGAAGTGACAACGATGAATGATGATTGTTGGCAACTTATTAATGATGTTATACCAGTATCACAAAGGATACTATTATGGGGTCCACCAGGTACAGGTAAAACATACAGTGCAGTGAAAGAAAATGCACCTATAAATATAAATGGAAGTACTAATGTATTTCAAATAACAATGACAGAGGACACTGCTAGTGCAAACCTAGAAGGTTTTTATAAACCTAGTAGTGATGGAAACTTTGTATGGAATGACGGTCTAGCTATTCAAGCATGGAGAACAGGTGGTAGATTGGTTATCAATGAGATAGACCACGCTTCACCAGATGCTATGACATTTCTGCACGCTATATTAGATGACCCAGAAATTGCAGGTATTACTTTAAATAATGATACCAAAGAAACTGTTCATCCAGCACTAGGGTTTCAAGTTATTGCAACTACTAACAGCCCACCTGAGAGTTTACCTTTAGCATTAAAGGATAGATTCCCAGTTCAGGTACACGTAGATAGCATACATCCTAAAGCAATGGAACAATTCCCAAGTAATTGGCATGATGTTATTAACGATACAACATTAGTTGATGACCCAGAAGATAGAGTATCAGTTCGTTCTTGGAAAGAATTCTTTATGTTAATAGATAGAGATTTTACTGAGGAGAAAGCAGCCAAGCTTATATTTGGTAGCAAAGCAGAAGATATTATTGACGCTGTAATGGTTGCTAAAGCTGACAATGGATAAAGCTAAACCTTATCCAGAAATAATTACTAGTACTACTTGGAAAATTAACGAAGCAGTTGAAGGTCAACAACCTAAAACTGACAATATAAACTATCAAATGACTGTACCGTTAGGTAAAGTCTGCGAGTTTTGTGGAGTTAATCACGGTAGAAATGTCAGAATGCTACAGCTAGGCCATGCTAAATGGTCGCCTAAAACTGTAGGTAAACTAGGACATAATACTAGATTAGAAGCTGTTGAAGTACTATCAGATGCAAGAATTAAGTGGTTGTTATTTGTAGAAAAAATAAAATTTACAAATGATTTTATATGTCCACAATTAATACAAGCACAATTTAATCAGCTATTACCAGTAGGTAGTATAGGAGAAATTATAATGTTTCTTCTTAAATATACTAGTTGGCAAATGCCATCTAGTAGAAATTCTTGGTATAGTACAAGATATTATTCTGAGTTAACTAGTTCATTGATTAGATTAATGGAATACTATGGAGATGATATGCGTTTTACACAACAAAGACGTGCTGAGTATGCATTTATTATTCACCAATATCATGAAGTATTAGAAATATTACTTAATCGTAGTAGAAAAAAGATAATACCATTTAATCGTGTTAAAGTTGCAGCTAAATACTTAACTGTATTCTTAGATGAACTTAACGAAAGACCTAGTCTTGATGAAATCTGGGACAAAACCTTAAAGCAACAAAGCAGTTCGCTTGGTAGTGAAGCTGGGGAAGAAGATGGTCTTACCATCGAAGACACAGCTGAAGATGGTGCAAATGCTGCAAGCGCAGGTGATACGAAAAAACAATTAGAATATCGTATGCGTAAAAGCTTAGTAGAGGAAATGACTTATCGTTCTCAACACGGTATGGGTAGATGGGGTATTATGGAAATAGAAAATCCTATACTTCAAGTTAATCTAAATGGTAAACTTAAAAATGGTAGAGGATATCGTGCTATGAATTACGGTCACAATCCTAAATACATTAATAGATACTGTATAGATAAACAAATCTTCAAACAAAATCATAGAGTTAAAGGAGGTACTATTCTTATAGATGCTTCAGGTTCTATGCGATTTAATGGTGAAGATATACTAGAGATAATGAATATACTACCAGCTGTAACTATTGCTATGTACAATGGTGGTGGATTAGGTGGTATATTACGCATTATTGCTAAAGGTGGACGTAGAGTTACACAGGATTACTTAGATAGATATACCGGTGGAGGTAATATTGTTGATGGTCCAGCATTACGCTGGCTAGCAGAAATGCCTGCACGTAGAATATGGGTATCAGATATGAAAGTATTTGGTGTTGGTGCTAATTCTTCAGGTTATAATTTACTTAAAGATTGTTATGATATTTGCACACAGAATAAAATAATTAATCTAAAAGATATAGATGAAGTTAAAGAACACGCACTTAAATTAAATATGTGATACAATATAAAGCATTAGAAAGTAAACTAGCAATAGTGTAGTGTTTCCTTTCCGCTATAAAAGCTTTCTAAAGTAATGGAATAGAGTCGGAAGAGAACTCCGAACATGGTTTAATTCGTACTATCTGTACAATGTCAATCCCAATAGTGAACACCATTACGCTTTATATGTTTGCATAAAATATAAATGAAGTATAATGAATAGTATGAAAGATATAGATAAACTGCTGAAAGAAGCAGAAACTGGAAAAATCAACCGTGTATCACAACGAATAACTGATGAAGCTATGCCATTCTGGAATGGTATAGAACAAATGGTGCAATCAGGTAGGAAACCTAGACCTTACGTAGTGTCAAGGTTATTACGTGATGAGTTTGATATAAAAATAAGTGAGACTGCAATAAGGAATCACTTTAGAAACTTGTTAGAGTATGTCGAATAAAAAGAAAGTAGAAGAGTTATTAGCTGAGGCTGAATCTAAAAAGATACAAGAACTTAAAGCTGATAACTTAAAGTTACTGCGACAATTAGAGAAAGCTAAAAATAAAAAAGCTGATATGATTGAAGCAGTATATCAAGCTGTATCTACGAACTTAAGAACATGGGACAAACCTAAGATACCTAAGCCTAAGTTACACAAACGTACTAAGAACGAAGAAGTAGCTG